AGAATTGTCCCATGAACGCAATGACGAACTAGTAAATGTGAGGCAAGCTGATGAGTGGTAAGCGTGAGTATTATCCAAACAACTGGCAAGAATACAAGGACGCACCCGATGATCTATTCCAACCTCACACATTTGAGGAGGTAATGGATTGGAAGGTAGCAGGCTGGGAGCTTCCTGGTTCTGTCTCATGTATCATCCGTGTGCATGACAACCAGACCGGCAAGGTCAAGGAGCATGTGTACCAACGTGAACACGCTGCTCAAGAGAAGGTACGCAAACTGATGAAGACTCCACACATCGAATTCACGGTGTGCAACCATGAGTCTATTCATCACCTGATTATGGGTCCATTTGAACAAGAAACTAACGATGACTGAAACCACCCTTCAACGTCGCACTGAGCAGCTGATTGCTGAGATCAAAGTGCATCCACATCGTGACGAGCTGCTACAGCTTATGTATGAGCAACGCTGCGATGCTATCCTTGACGAATACACCACTATCCTTGAGTAGCCTATGCCAACACCCGCTGAGATTGATGAGCAAGTACAGCTTGAGCGCGATCAGATAGCTCAAGGACTCAAGAAACTACACAACAACACCACTGATCTTGAGCGTAAGAGTTATGCATCAGCCACAGTTTATGGCATTGCTTCCATTGATATTCTTCTGCCTCTTGTCGTTAAACGTATTGAAGATACAACGCTTCGACTAACAAAGGGACAAGCAGGTAGAGCATTCAAAGAGATTCAACGCTACATTGCTGACCTTGAACCACTAGCAGCAGCAGCTATTGCACTGAAACTCACCTTTGACAAGGTATTTTCATACAAGCAAGGTAGCGACCAGTTAACCACAGTGTGTGAGGCTATTGGTCATGCTGTTGAAGATGAATGTCAGATGCGCTTCTATGAACGTGAAGCGCCTGGACTTCTCAATACTTTGAAGAAGAAGTACTGGCATAAATCCAGCGGTACACATCAGCGTCTCAGTAACATCCGCAGACCCATGAACACTATGAATGTAACGTGGGAACCTTGGGGTGCTGTTAATCGCGTAAGGTTAGGTGCATGGCTACTTGATTGCATCATTGCTGAATCACATTGGTTTACCAAGGAGATGCGTCAGGAAGGACGTAAAAGAGTTAACTACATTGTACCTACACCTGAGTTCATGTCAATCAAAGACAAGGTGATGAAGGATGCAGAGTTATTTGCTCCTCTTGCTTGGCCTATGTTGATTGAGCCTAACGATTGGACTAACGATCGTGCTGGTGGTTACCTTCTCAATGAGGTTATGCGCGGGCATGACATGGTGCGTCGCGGTAAGGACGGATCTATACAGGGAGAAACCCCTATCGAGTTTCTGAACAAGATTCAGAAGGTCGCCTTCACTCTTAATCCCTTTGTAGTAAAGGTTGCAGAAGAACTAGATAGATTGGAACGAGCAGTAGGTAAGTTCCTCCCCATTGTCAATCATGAGTTACCTCCCAAGCCTGTAGACATTGCAGAGAACAAAGAGTCTCGTAAGAAGTACAGACATGAGGCAGCGCAGGCAATGAACTTGAACGCACAAGAGTTTAAAAAGTCTTGTCGTACAAGGATGACTATGCAGGCAGTGAAGAGGTTCAAGGACGTACCTAAGTTCTACATCCCGTGGTCTTTTGATTACAGAGGTAGAGCTTATCCTATTCCTGCCTTTCTTACCCCACAAGATACAGACTTTGGAAAAAGTTTGTTAGTCTTTGCTGAGGGGTCTTATATGACCGACGAAGCAGAACAATGGTTAGCCTTTCAAGTCGCTACTACATTCGGTAAGGATAAAGCACCGATGTCTGAACGACTAGAATGGGCAGAAAATAACCATGAGTTGTTCACACTCATAGCCACAGATCCCGTCAGTAATTTACACTTATGGGAAGATGTAGAAGAGCCTTGGCAATTCTTAGCAGCTGTGGAAGAGTATTATCATTGTGTCGTAATTGCCGACAGGCATTTTACACGTCTTATGGTGGCAACTGACGCTACCTGCTCAGGTCTACAAATCTTAGCAGGATTAGCACGGGATAAGTCCACCGCAAGTCTTGTTAATGTTCTGCCTGGCAGTGAACCTCAAGACGCATATAAGGTAGTCAGTAAAGTTGCTGCACCTAATTGTCCTACATCTATCCAACCTTACATGGATAGGAAAGTGGTCAAAAGGGTGGTCATGACTGTTCCTTACAACGCTAAACCTTACAGCAATCGCGGTTACATCCGTGAAGCACTTGCTGAAAAGGAAGTAGAGATAAGTAAGGAAGATCTTACTGCTACTGTTAAAGCAGTCAGGGAGGCAATGGAGGATGTCGTTCCTGGTCCTATGGCTGTTATGTCCTGGATTGAACAGGAGGTAGCAGCAGCAATCAAATCAGGTAAAGAGTATTTAGAGTGGACAACACCTTCTGGGTTTGTTGTTCATCAGAAGCTAAACAAGAAAGAAGTTGTAACCCTCAAACTACAGCTTCTGGGGAGATGTGAAATGGAGGTAGCTGTAGGAGACAAGGACGAGGTTGACATCAACCATCACAAGAACGCAACAGCTCCTAATCTTATTCACAGTTTAGATGCATCTCTTCTACATCTAAGTGTCCCTTGTTTTGATGCACCGATTGCTCTCATCCACGATTCTGTACTTTGTCGTGCAACGGACATGTCCACATTGTCCGCTATTGTGCGAGAAACCTACATGCACTTATTTGCAGTGCATGATTACTTGAACACCTTTGCTCAACAAATCGGAGCAAAGACTGCACCACCGATTGTAGGCGACCTAAAGCCTGAGTCGGTTATCAAATCCACCTACTTTTTCTGTTAATGGCACGTACCATCCACAAAACCGAACAGCCTGTTGTCCTTGAGGGGTATCAAGCTGTACTGAAGCCGGGTAAGTTCGGCTACAAACTGTCTGCTCTTGTTGATCAGGCAACTGTTGACACTCTTGAAGATGAGCGCACTGAAGTCCTTAAGTGGGCAGAGGGTAAGCTCAAGAATCCTAAGCGTTCTACCCTGAAGCCTGAGCCTTGGGAAGAAGTGACTGAGGGTAAGTATCAAGTTAAGTTCAGTTGGAATGATGAGAACCGCCCCGCTGTTGTTGACAGTGAGGGTACGTTGATCACTAACGAGGATACGCCGTTGTACGGTGGCTCTAAGGTCAAGCTGGCATTCCACCAGAAGCCTTACATCCTCAAGGACGGTGTGACCTACGGCACTAGCCTCAAGCTGGTGGGTGTCCAGGTGATCGCCCTTAACACCTCTGCTGGTGTTGACACCGGTGACATGAATGAAACCGATGTTGCCGAGCTGTTCGGTAAGACCACTGGCTTCAAAGCTGGTGACCCGAACATTACTTCCAACGACGAAACCACCGACGACGACTTCTGATGATTACCTTTGATTGCGTTAAGAACGAAGAGCTTGGACTCTACGAAGGCACCCTGTGTGCCACCCTGCCTCCGATCGTTGTCACCCGCTACAAGGCGGATCGCTCGGACTTCAAGTATGAAATGCGCCGTGCTGTATCGGAGATCGTCGAAGAGATCATCGAGAAACAACTCAACGACTTCTGATGTTTAGATCAGGCTTGGAAGGTAAGGTCGCTGACCTTCTTTCCAGCTTGAAGGTGAAGTACACTTACGAAGACCGCAAAGTTCCTTATCAACTGCAATGCAACTACATACCCGACTTCCATTTGATCAATGGTGTCTTTCTAGAAGTGAAAGGACGCCTGACGAGCGAGGACAGAAGGAAGATGATCGCAGTGAAGAAATGCAATCCCGAGTTAGACATACGCTTCGTCTTTCAAGCACCATTTAACAAGATCTACAAAGGATCTAAGACAACATACGCCAAGTGGGCAGAACGTAACGGTTTCCCCTGGGCTTCATATCAATCCATCCCAATCGAATGGCTAACCTAAAGTACGGTACACCTGAATTCTACGCTGAAGGATTTGCTGATTACCTAGCTGACGTTGATGCAGACAACCCCGCAACCATTGATAATTTAATGAAGGGTTTCTACCTAGCACTTGACGACTGGTTTACTTATCACGAACAACAAGCTAATGCATACGCACAACTCCGACAGCGAGTTCGTGAGGCACTTGCCATGTGACACGTGTGGCTCATCAGATGCAAGTTCTTTGTATTCTGATGGGCACACTTTTTGTTTTTCATGTAACACTTACACCCCTGGGGAAGGGGAAGTTGTTCACAATCATAAAATGACCACCAATGTACAACTACGTGGCTCAGCCGAACGGCTGCAGAAACGACGTATCTCCCAGAAAGTCTGTCAAAAGT